GTCTAAGTCTTCATCCAAACAATCAGGACGTTCCGTTGCAGGCTCGTTACTAATTTTGGACGAAGCTGCGTTCATTGAAAATATAGATACGATTTGGGCTGCTGCATTCCCAATTATTTCAACTGGCGGTTCAGTTATTGCACTGTCTACCGTTAATGGTATTGGTAACTGGTTCCACAGACAATATAACGAAGCTAGGAATGGGGATAATTCATTTAAAGCTATCGACATCAACTGGAAAGACCATCCTCAATATCACCGTCATCCAGGCTATGAACCGATGTATGAGAAGCTACTTAAACAAGATCCTCCAATTGATATTGACAAGTGGGAACAAACTACCAGGGGAGCTATCAGCTACAAGGAATGGCTTCAGGAATATGAAGCTGAATTCTTAGGAACTGGTGACACCTTTATTGACGGAGAAATATTAAAGCAATTAAAGGAGCAAGTAAACAATGAGTATTCCACTAAATTTAACAACCGTATGCGTGTGTGGGGTGGGGTTCATCCCCATCATGATTATGTTATCGGCGTTGACACGGCTATTGGAAGAGGATTAGACTCCTCAGTTGCTCAGGTTATAGATTTATACAATGGTGAGCAAGTCGCAGAATTTAGATCTAATAAGACACCAATTAATGAGTTTGCTAATATTCTTGCTCAAATCGGTAGGGAATATAATACAGCGTATATTATTCCAGAAAGAAACTTAATTGGGCACAACTTAATTTACCAGATAAAAGAGGTGGAGCAGTATGATAACTTATTCCTTGATGATAAGCATGAGATCGGCATACAAGTGGCCGATGCTAATAGGCGGCAAATGTTGGTGGCCTTGGACGAAGCAATAAGATTAAATAAAATTAAATTAAATTCTGAGCGCACAGTTGACGAACTTTTAACTTTTATTATCGACGAGATGGGTAGATATAAGGCAGACAATAATTGTCATGACGATTTAATTATGGCTTTAGCACTAGCAGTCTTCGGTTTTAATGAAATAAGAGCTAATACTCCCATACTTCAGCACCGACCTAACGACGATAAATTTAATATGCCCATAAGTAAGTCTAAATATATTATAAGAATGCCTAACGGTAATATCGAAGAAGAAGATCTCAAATGGCTACTAAGTTAAACGAATCAGCAGGCTATACTCAATTTAATCCAAGCAGGGGCAGCATATCAAGCTGGTTCGGATCTTGGTATTACCCAGTCGGAAGAACTGGCAAGTTTTTTGCTAAATTTCTATCAGGCAGAGATAATCCCATGCCAGACCCAAGGGCTACGGGAACAACACAGTTACAAATAAATCCGCCAAGCCCACATCACCTTCAAGGTGATACAGTATTAAGAAATACTCCTCTTGGATCTATCAGCCCATTTAAATCCACTCAGATGATTCCTATCAACGAAGAGGAAGTTGAAAGGAAAAGAAGATATCAAGAGTTCGAAGACATGGATGATTATCCAGAAATAGGCGCAGCTTTTGATATCTATGCGGATGATTCAACCCAGACAAACTTAGACGATAGTCACTGGCAAGTTGAAACTGATGACCAGATGATTAAAGAAGAAGTTGAAAGTTTGTTTCAGGATATTAATTTAAAAAACTTTCTTTGGGATATAACCAGAAACACAGTAAAATATGGCGACTGTTTTATCGAGTTAGTCGTTGATATTGACGAAATTAAGAAAGGCATTCAAAAAGTAAAAATACTAGATCCAAACTACATTTACAGAATTGAAAGTGAGCATGGTATTCTAACTGATTTCTTACAGGAAATACCTCTGCAAGCTGATAACACTTTATTCGGTAAGGCTGCGTCAACGACTGGGCATAAGATAGTTCTACCTCTAGACAAGAATCAAATTGTGCATTTTAGAATGTTCACATCTGATCCTACTTACTATCCATATGGCAAGGGCATAGCTGCTGCCGCAAGAGCAGTATACAAGTCACTCAAGATGATGGAAGACGCCATGTTAATCTATCGTCTCTCTCGCGCACCTGAGCGTCGTATATTCTACGTTGACGTTGGCAATCTCCCAGCTTCAAAGGCTCAGATGTATCTTGAAGAACAAAAGTCTAAATTTAAGAAAGAGAAGTATTTTAACAGGACAACCGGAGAAATTGACGCTAGATTCAATCCATTAGCTCAAGACGAAGACTTCTTCGTAGCCGTAAATGGCAAGGGATCAGGAACCAAGATTGATACGTTAAAGGGTGCAGAGAACCTTGGAGAAGTAGATGACGTTAAATACTTTAGAGATAAGTTATTAGCGACTCTAAAAATTCCAAAGGATTATATTGTAGAGAAGGATCAGAGCCCTGAAAGAAAAGCAAATCTTAGCCAGCTAGATGTTAAGTTCGCCAGGGTTATTCTTAGAGTTCAGCAGTGCATCCAAATAGGATTAGAAACGATAGCCAAACGTCACCTTCTAATTAAAGGTTTCCCAGGACTTGAAGTTTCTAAGCTTAAAATAAAACTTCCTGAACCTTCAGACATGTCGGCTAAGAGACAGCTAGATATTGACGAGCAAAAGGCCAGAGTCGTGCAAGCAGTTAAAGGATTAAATATATTCCCACTAGAGTATATCTATAAGAATTATTATCAGCTAACTGATAATGAGATAGAGGAATTAAAGTCCAAGCTTGAGGAACAGGGCCAGGATCCAGTCATGGGCGCGATAGCCGCTGGAATGCCCCCAGGAACGCCGATGATGCCAGGAGGTGCCCCAGGTATGGGGGCTCCTGGAATGCCTCCTGCCGGGCCTGGAATGCCTCCTCCGGGGGCTGAGGCTGGCCCAATGGAAGCTGGCGGACAGGAAGGGGCTGAGAACATCCCCCCAACAGAAGTCCCAGAATCCATAGACTATTCCAGCCTTAGAAAATTAATGTTGCAAGAGGGATTAAGCCTAGATGCAGTTAAAATAATTGAAGAAATGTCTAGAGATAATTAATTAAATAAAATTTAAAGATTAAAAATACCTAGATAGTTTTAGCAAGGTCATTACTATGTTTACTAATATTTTCGAGTCACGTAACAAAACTTTTATTAACCTAGTCAAGCTAGGTGATTATCTTGGAAGATCTCTGAGAGAGAATGTCGAGATTTTATCCGTGGATGATAACTTGGTTACTTACCTAACTGAATCTGGTAAGGTAATCCGTGGTGAATTTAATAAGTTAACTAATAGCTTAGATAACATTCAAATCCAAGATTCCCAAGTATTCCAAGATAAGAAGCTGTGCTCAGATTTAGCAGACAAGAAGATATCTAACTTCTTAGCTGACATATTAGAGAATGATCTCCCCGAGGCAACTAACAGCTTTAACAATATATTGTCATTGTGGGAAAATAAACTTAAGTTTGATAAAACTAAGAATAGATTAGAAGAGAAGGCAAAAAGATTTAATGAATCATTAGACATTCTCGGCACCCCAGAGTTCTCAAGACTTATTGAATGCACTAATGATTTAGTTAAAATTCTATCACAAAACGAAAAATATGTTTTGATGCCAGATATTAGAAACACAGTAAAGCTATCTAACGTAATATCAAAATCATTTGGAATTGATTCGATAACGCATGAAGATTTACTAGAGCAAAAATCATTCTCTATTCCCCAAACAGTAAACTCAACTCTCTACGAGCATCTTTGCAGACAAGAACTGGTTGTTAAGGAATTAGCTGAGAGCAAGAGAAGCCTTGATACGATGTGGGTTACTAATGAAAAGATTCAGAAGTTACCATCTTACATCTATGAGTCAGATAAAAATATTATGAAGTTAGTTGCTGAGATAATCAGCGAGATTCCATATTTTGCAATGGCTACCAAGAAGCAATTAGCCGCCCTTACAGAGGGTAACTTAGATCTCTTGGTTGAGGAGAAGGCTGTCCCAGACAAGGATATCAAATCATTCATACAAAAAGTTTACGAGTTCAAGAAGCCAGTTAGACAACACTTCCTTGACGTATTGAATGAAGAGTATGGAATAAACATAGAGAACTTTAAAGACGTTCCAACTTTTGATTCTTTAATTAAGACTGAAGTTGCAATATTTGAAGCTCTATCAAAGATTTGTCCAAAAGACTCAATTGTCCGTAGAAGTTTATTAGAATTCGCTTCAGTTCTATCAAATAAGAACGGAGTAGAGTCCATAGACATCTCAGATTATTTAAACACTGTATTCACTCAAGCTGGATATTCCCAAGCTATAAATGAGACTAGCTTAATGAGCTATTTGAATTTTGATAGAGTGGCGGATGATTTAGGTAAGATTGGTCAGGTGTTGAAGATGATCCAAGCAAATGTTGGTGCTGGTCAAGCTCCCGCTGCTGCTGCTGGTCAAGCTCCCGCTGCTGCTGGTCAAGGAGACATGGGACTAACTCAAGCTGCTGATATGATGCAAGGTCAGCAACAGCAAGGAGCAATGCAGCAGCCTGAAGAGGGCGATGGCGAGTATGAGCCTGATTCCATGGAAGGCGGAGAAATGGGGGAGGGTGATGAAGAAGACCAATATGAAGGTGAAGACGAAGACTCTATGGATGCAGAGCAAGCTGCCCAGGAAGTCAGCGATGAAGAAGATATGGATCCCGAGGCAGGAGGACAAGAAGAAGCTCCTGAAGTGAGCAGGGAAGATCTAATTGATAACATGAAAGAGCTTGAAGAGCTTATTTCAAATCTCAAGGCTGAATTAGGCTCAGACGAAGAAGATGATGAAATGGGCGACGAAGAGATGGGGGAAGAGGGGGAGGAGCATGAAGAGCCAGATGGTGATGAGGGAATGCCCGATATAAACACTGGAGATGGGGACGATGAAGTTCATATTGATTCTGATTCCCACAATGATGATGAGGGCGAAGAGGAAGAAGAGGAGGAAGAAGAAGACACTCCTAAAGATAAAGGAAAATTTCCATTTAACAAGGGAGATTGATAATTGGTAACGCTTGGTCAATATCCATTAGTCCTTCAAAAGGAACTAAGGAATGGAGTCCTTGTTCCTGTTGGTGTAGCTGAAGCTCCTTCGTTGCAAGGAACTACAGGACCAACAGGACCAACAGGCCCAGCAGGTGAAAATGGCACGAAGGGTGATATTGGAGATCGCGGGCCTACAGGACCAACAGGCCCGACTGGCGCAACCTCAGTTGGTATATCCGATGTAACTTTCACTGATGGAACAGGTGGAAGATACATAATTATAACTTTAGATAATTCAGAGTCAGTTTCAGAAGGACCATTTAGCACTGTCCCTGGTGAAGATGGAACTGGTATTAGCGATATAACATTAACTGGGCCTACAGATTCTTTAACATTCAGATTTATATTGACAAAAGGCCCAGCTATTGATTTTGGGCCATTTAACTTTGATCCAAGAGAAATCAGTGAAGTAACGATAACAGGACCTACAAGCTCAAGAAATTTTGGATTTATATTCTCTGACGGTCAATCTCAATTTTTCGGACCTTATGATTTTGAGCCTGCGGATGGTCCCACTGGATCAGACGGTAGGGGCGTGAGCAATATAACTAGCCTTGGAAGCCCCACAGCCACAACTTTTAAATTTATATTAACTGATAATACCAGTTATCTTTTTGGACCATTTGATCTTTATGGTGAAACTGGTCCCGGTATAAGCGAGATAACTACTGAAGGTCCATCAACAGCCTTGACGTTTAGATTCATAATGTCTAATTCAGAGGTTGAAGAATATGCATTTGGGCCATTTGACCTATACGGTGAACAAGGTCCTCAAGGTAATTCAGGGACAGGTATTAGTGAAGTAACGCTACTTGGACCATCCACAGCAGCCACATTCAAGTTCATACTCACTGATAACTCAAGTTATCAGTTTGGGCCATTTGATCTTTTCGGTGAACAAGGTCCTGCGGGTGCTAGTTATCAAACAGGTATAAGCGAAATAACAGCAACAGGTCCATCAACATCTTTGACGTTTAGGTTTATAATGTCTCAAGGACCTAATTATGATTTTGGTCCTTTTAACTTAGCCCCACAGAATGGATCTGCGGGAACAGGAATTAGTGATATCACGCTGGTGGGGCCCTCCACTGCTACAACATTTAAATTTATATTTAGCGATAACTCAAGTAGACTTTTCGGGCCATTTGATCTTTATGGGGAACAAGGGTCCCCAGGGAGCGCGGGAACGGGTATCAGTGATATAACTTTGGTGGGTCTATCTACGGCAACTACATTTAAGTTTATACTTAGTGATAACTCAAGCTATGTATTTGGCCCATTTGATCTTCTAGGGGAGCAAGGTCCCGCTGGAGCAAGCTATCAAACAGGCATAAGCGAAATAACGGCAACAGGTCCATCAACGTCTTTGACGTTTAGGTTTATAATGTCTCAAGGGCCTAACTATGATTTCGGTCCTTTCAACTTAGCCGCTCAAAATGGATCTGCTGGGACAGGAATCAGTGATATAACTTTAGTCGGACCCTCTACCTCTACAACATTTAAATTTATATTTAGCGATAACTCAAGTAGACTTTTCGGGCCATTTGATCTTTTAGGTGAGCAAGGTCCTCAAGGAAACGCAGGCACAGGAATTAGTGATATAACGCTAGTAGGTCCATCTACGGCAACTACATTTAAGTTTATACTTAGTGATAACTCAAGCTTTGTATTTGGACCATTCGATCTTTTTGGTGAACAAGGTCCTCAAGGAAACGTAGGGTCAACTGGACCAGCAGGTAGCACAGGCGCGACAGGTTCATTTACATATGTTGATGCTAGGGCCAGCTTTGATCGAGACGGGTTTATATTTTATGAAGTGGCCGATGCTAGTTTTTATTTAATGGCAACAAAAACAGATAATAGCCTCGCCACCCATGTTATTCCCGCTATTTCAAAATCAGGACAAAGAGTATTAGTTGATTACATTGCGCCTGAGCTAACAATAAATCCGCCAGAGTTCACTACATCCGCCGTCCCAAGTTTCTCTGGATTAATTGTAAATGATTTAAGTTCTCAATACCATTACAATTTAAGTTCTTACATTTCATATGCAGAAGTTAGCACACTAAGCGCAACAACTTATCTAAATCTTCCAACTTCTGCGCCAGCATTCGGGTCTAGCACTGAATTACAATTCAGAGGGTCTACCGGAGCTTTAAGTAGTAGTCCAAATTTATATTGGAGTTCAACGGCAAGCTCAGTTGTAACTCCTAATCTATACATTGCATCAGCAGTTCAATTCAATACCGGAATAACTCCAACGCTTGCCGTGGGGCAAATGAGTTGGAACTCGACCGATCAAACATTAGATATCCAGACCACAGTAGACACAACATTACAAATCGGTCAAGAACAAGTAATGTTGGTTGAAAATCAAAGTGGTGCCACAATACAAAATGGAAAAGTTGTTTATGTTAGCGGAACTACGGGAGGATCTGGGAAACTAAGAGTGGCCCTTGCTGCTGCATCTTCCACTAACTCTGAGACTGCATTTATAATTGGAGTTGCAACTCAAAATATAACCAATGGAAGCACTGGATTCGTAACCACATTTGGTAAAGTAAACGGAATACCACTCCCAACCTCAGCCTTTAGTGATGGTGACATTGCTTATCTTGGAGACACACCTGGAGAACTAAGAAACTATAAACCAGGGAAGCCATCGCATGGCTCATTCCAAATGGGTCGTGTTATAAGAGCACACAATACTAACGGAATCCTATTCGTAACTATTCGTGGATCAGTTGATATGGATGAGATCCATGATGTTGCGTCTTCAACTCCAAGCAATGGTCAGGTATTAGTCTGGAATACTGCCAGTGGAGTTTATGAGCCGAAGAATGTAAGTGCCATTTCAGGAATTAATAATTATGCAACTACTGCATCATTAGTTTTAAGCGGGCTGTCTGATGTATTAATTACAAGCCCAGCTACAAGCGCAGTATTGAAATGGAATGGAACTAAGTGGGTTCCTGCAACAGAT